GTCCGAATAAACAGCAACTCCTTTAGCAAAATGAGTTCCATCAACTGCAATACGCACCTGCGCATATGAGTTCCGTCCAAGATTTAAATCCTCACAACCTCGTCTGATCTAAATTAATCCATCCTTAGCAGCGCCATCTTTCTCCGGATCAGAATCAGGATATGCAATCATGATACGTTTGGAACTTACAGAAGTAGGCGTCTCTAATTTATGAGGATTTGTATAGTCATTATGTTCGTAATGAAATCCAGGAAAATCAATCTCGGCATTTTTACGTGCAGCTTCAATTTCAGCCCATGGAGTATCCTGAGATGCAAGAATTTTCATGGTTGTGGATTTACTGGTTCCCATCTGGGGCTGCTCATGAAATGACCTCTTAAAGCCCTCCTGCTCTAATAATGCCACAGCATGCCGAAGTTTATCCTTAGAAACACCAATCATGCTTTCGCAACCATGCCCAATATCAATATACTTCTGTTCTTCAACTGCTTTCTTCAAACGATCGGCGATTGCCCGTGTAGAATCTTCTTTAACCTTATCTACCTTCTTCAAAACATTCCGAACAGTAGATTCAGGAATATCCAACTGACGCGCAATGGCTACCTTTGAATAATTCTTGTCGCGAAGCTTAAATATCTCAGCATCTCTCGCACGTGTGACATTTTCACTTGCGATATCAATTCGAGCTCTAAGCTGAGAAGTAGTCATGTTCATGCTCTTGGCAATTTCCTTCTGAGACCATCCTTTAGATTTAAGTTGCTTCACATGCGCCTTAAAATCTATGTCACCCTGATATGGATTCTCACCAGAGCCCCAAGGATATCTTCCGGAATGTCTTGGTGTTCCGTAATGATAGAGTTCCTTGTCTTTGTCGTTTTGGACATCAAAAAACGCTTGAGCGGTTTCTTCTGCATGCTCAAGCGCTTCTTGAGAAATAGTGTTCAGATTTCCAATTTTGGGTTGTGGTAGGTTGGTTTTCTTCGGACGTTTCATTGGATCATTCCTCCATCTTTAATTTTTCTATCTTATCGTCGAAACGAATGATAGTCGTAATGATTCTGGATATATCTTCAGGAGCTGGTTTTTGAATCTCTATTTTGTCGTTTTGATAAATGCGCAGCTCCGTTTCGAACTGATCCGGTTTCTTGTGATACTCCAAACAGAATAAAGCTGCATAAATTTGCAACTGCTCCATATGCGCTGGCATCACTCCCGTTTTTAAATCGTGTATCCGTAAAAAAGCTTTCTTTTCATCGAACGATATGCCATCAGCTGTCCCAAAGCAATTTCGTGAATAATACAGTGGTTGCTCTGGAGTCAGTGAATATCGAAGTGCATCGTTCACATACATGTTCAATGTTTTTTCGACCCTTGGTAAATTAATCTTAAGTCGAATACACTGGCAGGCAAAGTCATGCAATTCTGTTCCCCGCTGAACGGCGAGGCTGCTAAAATAAGACTGGACTAGTTTGTCATCATCATAATTAATCCAATGATACTTGCTTGCGCCCAGAAATGCGTGCTGACCCACCAGATCCGAATGTTGAATAAAGTTCATTCAGCACCTCTTCTTTATTTTCGGGACTGATGAATTTCGAAAATGACATACCATCGAGCAAGTCTACATAATAATCCTGATTTGGCTGATGACCAGCATTCTTGCTCTTTTTGCATTCCAATGTTCCCCATTGTTTCTTATGTAAAATTAAGAGGTCAGGAAATCCCTGAGGAACATTTGAACCATCGTTCTTTAAAACAATGCAACCAGGCAATGCTGCTTTGATTTCTTTCACAAGCGCTGCCTGAAATCGGTTCTCATTCTTCATAAATAAGGGATTGCTCCTTTCCTGTCAATTAAAAAGAAAACACAAGAAAAAGAAGAAAAGCATGGGTGTTTTACCTCTTATAAGGCACATCCTATCCTTCTCTTCTATTATAGGGGTTGTTTTTTTTGCGATTCCTAAATCAGAGGTCTGAACGTAATTAACGTGATTGGCGGCTGTGCATCCCGACCAAGTTTTGCCTTCTGAATATCCTTGCTGCGATTTGCAAGTGTGCAGCCAATCCTGCTTATCCTGGACCGTCCTCTTGGAAGATGCAAAAATTTAGCTTCGTTTCGTTTATCAGAATCCTGCAAAATCTTTTTCATTAAAATTCTTCTTTCTGCTTAACGCTCTTGATATGGCCATGTCAATCTTCGATCGGCTGGACAGATGATAGTAATATAAATCATCAAACGGTGTATTGATTCTGTCGATTCGTCCCGCCGCTTGCGTCATCAATTTATAACTGTAGTTCTGAGAGTAGAAAATAATTGTGTCTGTTGTAATACAATTCCAACCTTCCGCACCGGCATTATACTGCACAAGATATGCCCATCTCGGGCCTGTCGGCAATGACTCATGTTTATGCCCATTCCATTCGGAAATGTTCGTTGGCAATTTACGAAGGATCTCAAGCTCATAATCAAAATTGTAGAATATGATCACCTTCGGATTTCCTTGTATTAATTGACAGACTTCATCAAATCTGCTTGGGTCTTCATTTGTGATTCTCCGTAAAATACGACATAATTCACCGGCATCTTCAACTGGAGTGTTGGTATATGGATTCCATCGGTTTCTTATAACCAACTTGCTCTTCTCCGCATCATACGGTAAATATACTGTTTCATGATGTGGATGCGTCTCCTTCTTCTTGATCATGTGAACCAATACTTCATTCCGATATTTCATCAATCGAGCTTCATTGTAATATCCGCTAATAGCAGGATACTTGCTCCAACGCTTCCAAATCGCATGATGATCGGTAAAATCCTTCTTGCTCGTATAAAACCCGTTTGCAATAAAAACCGGGCAGTATTCAATCCAACTATCACCAGGAGTCGCTGTTAACAATATCCAGTTGTTCAACTTTGTAATCTTCAAAAATGCTTTAACCCATTTTCCATAACCAACCACTCGCTGCTCGTCAAAGATGAAAAATGCCCCTTTCACTCCGACATACTTGGAAATATTGTTCCAACTATCAACCACCAAGTTGATGCCGATGCCTTTGCCATTCTCTAATATGGAAAATCGGGCAGCTTCTTTATGCCAGTCTCTGTCGTCTCTCTTCTTTGCGGTGGTGATAATATACAGGTCTTTCTTCTTCAGTTTCGGATTGCCTAAATTCTTTTCAATATAAAGAGAGCCCTCGCACTCCTTCTCCAGGAAATATGCGAGGGCCGTAATGCTCTTTCCGATACCAACATCAGCACATAATATACTTCCGTTCTTTAATCGGTCAACAGCATCCCTTTGATACGAATATAACTCAACCTTCACCGGCGATGGTATAACCTGCATACTTTCCGTTGAAATCATTCACCGGCACCGCCATCGCATACATTGTCTTTAAATAACCTTTCTTCGCATTAGGATTTGCAATTGAACGTCCATGTGTATATGGATGTACAACCAGATCCACATTCAGCAGTTCACTCTCATCGAGTCGGTACCACTGATCCGGCGGTACCAAAGCCATAGTCTTCTCTCCATTAAATTCGGAAACTTTATAGACCTTCGGCGGATATTCACTATTCTCATTGACAACAACCTCTGTATAAATAAGACCATGATCAAATATATTCCGATAGGTGCTGTCATAATCCTGCCAACTCACCGTCGAAGTCATTTCTCCTTCGATAGGAGTATCGCGCACTTCCTTAACTTTTACATTCCAACCTTCGGCATCCAGTCGCTCAGCAAATTCCTCATTCAGCACAAGGCTAAATGTCCGCTTACCACCGGCAGGATTTACTTTCGTGGGCTTTCCAGAAAAATTCTTATAAATCATTGCTGCCCGCTCAACATTTAAATTACCGTTGATCAGCATCTCAAAATGGGTTTCTTCGTTCACATGCTTAATGGTATCAATATAATTCATAATCGTAATCTCCTTATTCACCTAATAATTGGCTATTAATTGTATATCCGCGTTTGCATGAATAACCGCTTTCGTCACTTACAAAATCGGGGCA